CCGGACATTCTAATACAGGTTCTTTAGCTATAGGAACTAATGCATTGCAAAATGCAACATCTTTTAATAATACAGCCATTGGAAATTTAACTCTTCAATCAGCTTCTTCAAACTGTACGGCCCTTGGTTATGGGGCGGGTTCAGGGACAACGGGAGGAAGTGGAACATTTGTTGGATATAATGCAGGGGCCCTTACAACTACGGGATACGCAAACACAATAGTGGGAGCAGAGGCCGGTCAACAAGTAACAACAGGAAACAGCAATGTTTTTGTTGGATACAGAGCAGGTGTTGGTAATAGCGGAGGAAGTATTACAACAGGTAGCAATAATGTATTTATTGGAACTAATGGATTTGATGCTTCTGCAACGACAAGTAATACTATTATTTTAGGAAATGCTTCAACAACTACATTAGCTTGTCAAGTTACGTCTATTACATCACTTTCTGATGGTAGAGATAAGAAAAACATAGAGAATTTGCCTATAGGACTTGAATTTATAAATGAATTAAATCCGGTTAAGTTTGTTTGGGATGACCGTGACGAGAATGGTAAACACGATGTAAAAGATTGCGGTTTTATCGCACAAGACTTAAAAGCTGTTCAAGAGAAATACAATATTTCAGAAGAGCTTCAGCTTGTTAATGAGGAAATCTCAGAAGATAAGATATATGCGTCAGCAGGTCGCTTAATCCCTGTATTAGTTCAAGCTATTAAAGAATTAACAGCTAAAGTACAAACACTAGAAAATAAATAATTATGAGCACAATAGCAAGCGGTACAAGATTTATTGGAGTATCTACAAATGTAAATTTAGTAGAAAGAAAGTCATCATTAATTAATAATGAATCTGAGCCATTTACAATTGAAGATATTTCTACTTCATGTGTAGCAGATGGCATTTCAGCAAATGGATTTACAGTTATCGGTGCTATAAATGCTAATATAACATTACCTCAAAACTCAGTAGTAAATTACACGGGCCCATTAACTATGGGTGGAGGATATACATTAATTGTACCATCAGGAACAACATTAAATATAGTATAGTTAATGAAAAAAATAATTGAAAAAGCAAAGCAATACGAGTCTAAGAAATCATTAGACGGTAAGATGAAATTCTTAAAAGGGAATGTTGGTAAAGTTGTCACAAATGTTGCTAATAAAAAACCCAAAAATGAAAAGAGTTGAGCTTTTAATTTCTCAAGAAAAAGAAACTGCATTAACACTAAGTTTAGCAGAAGACTTATTAAAGCAAGATTTTAACGCAAGCAATACTGTAGTAGTAACAGTCTCTACAGATTACTCCTCTAATGTTGGTCAATTATTACGCCATGCACTTAGTTTTGGTGGTGAGATTTGCGATGGGTATGGTGTAGACGTGCCTTATCCTGATGAAATTTGGAATGAAAAATATGTTTATGAGTTACAACAATTACTTAATCTTTATTCTTATAAACTTAAAGGAAAGAAAATACTATTTGTAGAGGCCGGAGTTATAATAGGTGGAAACTATACTTTTTTATCAAATTTTTTAGAAGAATATTTAGGTATAAAAGATGATGTATTTTATTTATCTTTATTTGAAAACAAAAGTTCAATATTTAAGTCTAACTTTGTTGGAGAGTATTACGATAATGAAACTCAAGATTTAACATTTTGGTGGGAAGAAGAAAATAATCATTGGATATGAAAGACGCGTGCTATAAAAAAGTAAAGGCTCAGTATGATGTGTTCCCTTCTGCAAGGGCTTCTCAAGCTATTGCTAAATGTAGGAAGGGGTCGGGTGCTGTTAGAAAGACAGAGGCAGGCACATCTTTAAAGAGATGGGAGAAAGAAAAGTGGACTGATACCAAATCAGGTAAGGCTTGTGGTGCAGGAGGAAAGAATGAATACTGCAGACCAAAGGTGAGAGTTTCTTCACAAACTCCTAAAACAATTTCTGAGATAAGTCCATCTAGGCTAATGGCCAAGAAGGCGGAGAAGTCTAGAGTTGGTATGGGTAGAAAAATTTCAAAAGTATAAAGATATGGCAACTCAAAAGTTTATGGGTAGCAATCAGTTAATCGATAGATTAGCATCTCAGGTAGGCAGTAAAGAAACAGCTATAGCTATTTTGCAAAAACGTGGACATCTAAAAGAAGATGGAAAGACATTTACTGCTGAAGGATTAAAAAGAAATGCAATGACTGCATCTCAAAGAGCAAAGGATAGGGCCTCTAAAAGAACAGGTGAGCCGACAAGTAATTTTACTTATAATCCTAAAACAAACACTACAAAAAAGATAAGATAATTTCATTATCTTTGTAAAAATAAAATCAAATGAAAGGACTAGGAGACGCTATTGAAAAAATAACAACTACTACAGGGATTAAAAAGGTAGTAGACACTGTTTCAAAGGCTGTAGGTAAAGATTGTGGATGCAGTAAAAGAAAAGAAGCATTAAACAATCCTAATTTACTTGTAAATAAAATGTTTAACCGTAAAAAATAAAATTATGAAGACCAAAAAAGTTATTGCAAAAAAAGTCGCTCCTAAAGTGATGGTTGGTAAAAAAACAGCTTTTGATATTAAAGAAGCTAGTAATCAAAATTTAACTGCCGGAGCAAGAAATAATTATGCGAAAAACGCACAAGCAGCTATGAAAAATTCTAAAAAAAAATAAGCCATGCCAAATTTAAAACTTCAAGTAAGTAGAGCTCTGCCTGTTACTCCGTCTGATGACACGAATATACCAATGCCAAGTCTTATTCTACAGGGTACTACTAGTTCAGCCTCTCCATTTAAACTTATAGATAGCACTGTAGACTTTATTGCATTGGGTGTCCAAGTTGGTGACACGGCATATGCTAATGCATTAGGTGCAATGGTTACAAATGTAGATAGCGCTACTGTTTTGACTTTAAATTTAGATATTATATCGGGTAGCGGAGACGCTTACGAATTATATTCAGGCACAAACATGTCAGGGACAATTGAGCCATGCGTATTATATGTTGGTATTGGTGGAGACGTATCTGTTGTAACAGCAGGAGGTGACACTGTTAGCTTTATGAATATTCCTTCGGGGTCTTTCCTTCCTATTCAAGTTATAAGGGTTTTAACAGGAACATCAGCAAGTAGAATTATAGCTCTTTGGTAATGATACAGATAGGAATAAATATAGTTATAAAATAAACTTAAAAGTGTAATGCATAAAAACTTTCTAGCAGCTTTTTATTTTTTATTTGGATTTATTACTTCATTTTCAATGATGTTGAGTGATGGTGAGCTTTATGTAAAGCTTGGAGGTTGTACTCTTTTTTTTTATTTGGCTTTTAGCCTTTTAGATGCCCTTGAAGACCTAGCCCCATGAAAACACAATTAACCATCTTATTAACTTCAATTCAAAAATCAATTGTGCAACTTTTAACAGTGATAGGTTCTTTCTTTTTACCTATATCAGGGATAATATTTTTAATTGGTTTTGCTATTGTGGTAGATACTTTAACAGGTATTTGGAAGGCTAAAAAGTTAAAGGTACCCATCACATCACGTAGGCTATCAGCCATCATCTCTAAAATAATGTTATATGAGGTAGCTGTCATTGGTTTCTACCTGATAGATTATTTCATTCTAAATGATATTATTTTAACATTTTTTTCAGTACCTTTAATGCTTACCAAGATATTATCACTAGTGCTAGTATCTATTGAGGTAATGAGCATTAATGAAAATTACAAAGCGGTTAAGGGTATAGATATTTGGCAAGGTCTGAAAAACTTGTTTGCTAGAGCTAAAGAAATTAAAAAAGATATCAATGAAATTAGACATAACCAAGATAGTTCAGAAACGCCTATCTGACGACCAATTTTTTCAAGATTTTCACGAAAAAAAACAAATCTATTTACACCACACAGCAGGAGGTGGTAATCCAATAGCAGTTGCAAATTACTTTCAACAAAAGGAAGGAAGGGTTGCGACAGCATTCGTTATTGGAGAGAAAGGTACAATCGTTCAATTATTCAGCTCTAAGAATTGGGCTTATCATTTAGGCTTAAAGCCTGAAGTGTTTGCAGAAAATGGCGTAGATTATAGAAGCTTGGACAAAATTAGTATTGGTATTGAAATTTGTAATTACGGACCACTTAAAAAACAAAACGGATACTTCTATAACTATCTTGGAGGTAAGGTTGACCGTTCTCAAGTTACCGAGTTAAATGGAAAATATAAAGGGCATATTTGGTGGCAACGATACACTGATGAGCAAATAGAATCAACAAGGCAACTGCTAGTCTATCTATGTGATACTTATGGAATAAGTAAGGAGTATAATGATTCAATTTTCGATATTGATAAGAAAGCATTGCGAGGGGAAAAAGGAATCTTTACCCATAATTCAGTTCGACATGATAAGTCAGATATATATCCGTGTCCTAGAATGATTGAGATGCTTAAAAATTTATGAATAAAATAATTCATTACCTTTGTAAACTAATAAATAATTGTAATGGCAAAGATTAAACTAGATATAACTAAAAAGGTAAAGCCAAAAGTAACGCGTGCAAATATTCATGCAAAGAGTAAGACTTCTAAGTTAAAGTCAAGTAAGAATTATAAGAAAATCTATACAAAACAAGGAAGATGAGAAATTTTTTAGCAGGTACGACTAAAGGTAAGTCTAAAACGGCAAAGTATTATCATGAAAATCCTGAAGCAAGGGAGAAGAAAGTTAAATACGATATGAAGTATCATGATACTGAAGAACGTAGAGAATATAGAAGAGACCTTCAACGTATAAATAGAAAGAATGGCACAGCCGGAAACCATGATGGAAAGGACGTAGCTCATGTATCTAAAACTAAAACAATATCTCAATCTCAATCTGCAAATAGAGCAGATAAAAAAAGAAACTTTTTCAAAAAGAAATAATGAAACTATCGTATATCCTTGTGGTCTTTTTAAGCGCTCTAATGTTACTTGGATGTTCAAGTGAACGCTTGGCGCAATACCACTATAAAAAAGCTCTTAAACACGGCTTAAAGGTCATTCAAGACTCTGATACCATAACAATAAACACAATAGATTCTATTCCTGTAATAATAAATGATACTATCGTATGGGAGAAGTATTTTACTACTAAAGATACTGTGGTTAAGTTCAATAATATTTACGTTCCTAAAACTAGGTGGCAAACAAGAATTGAGTATCGTTATAAGACTAAAGTTCTTAAACAAGAAGTGCTTAAATACAAGTATATTTATAAGGACTCAAAGCAAAGAGCAAAGGAAAAGCGTGGCATTAATTGGCAGTTATTTTTTTGGGGAGTATTAACGGGAGCACTCCTTTTAATTGTTATTCCTTTTATTTGGAGAGTGTTTATTAAAAAAGCATTATATTTGTGACAAAATTAACTTAAATTAAATAAAATGGGTAAGATAGAAAACAACGATGTTCAAGATATTATTTTTGTAACAGATGAAGAATTAAAAAACATCAGAGAGATGAATGGCGATTTTTCTAAAGCAAAAATGAATCTTGGCGATTTAGAATTGCAGAAGCAAAGCTTGATAAAATACATAGATAGTATTAAAGATGTTTTTACAAAACATGAAAAAATACTAATGGAAAAATATGGTGAAGATGCTGTAATAAATATTGAGACAGGACAAGTAACAAAAAAACAATAGAAAGCATGGGAAAAATAAGTGGCTATACAATTATATCAATACCTTCATTAACAGATAAGTTAATTGGAACTGATGTAACTCCAAACAATGAGACTAAAAATTTTTTAATTTCAAGTTTATTACAATTATTACCAAGTGCTGTATTGACTTTGCCTACTTATGCATCTAATGCTGCTGCTTTAGCAGGAGGTTTAGTTCAAGGACAACTTTATGCTAGCGCTTCAGGAGTAGTGTCCATTGTATTATAATTAATATGGAAATAAGGAAAATTTCTATTGGTCCTGACTATAAAGGTGGGGCAATGCACTATCTCGTAGGGCAAAAAATATTAAACGACACTAACGAGATACATGTAATTAAGTTTGAGGATTCAACTCAGTCTATAAAAATATATATCATCAACGAAGCAAATGAAATACTTTTGTGGAAAGAATTTACGCATAACATTCCAATTTCTATTGAATATAATATATTCTATTAATGAAATCACCATTTTACTTTATTGTTGAGTCTTTAATAAATAAAAGGTACAACAATACAAAATCCATTAGTGGACTCGATGTTATTATAAGTACATCTGAAGAAGACTATATATCTTCAAACAGGCTTGCTAAAGTAATAGAGGTACCATTAGGGTATTCAGGTCCAATATCTCCCGGAGACATATTACTTGTTCATCATAATGTTTTTAAATTTTATTATGATATGAGGGGTAGGCAGAAAAGCGGAAAAAGTTTTTTTAAGGACAATATCTTTTTTGTTGAGCTAGACCAATTTTTCATGTACCAAAAAGATGGTGTATGGAATGCTTATGATAAGTATTGTTTTGTAAAGCCAATAGATGCTATTGACTCTTATATAAAAAAACCTTTTAGCAATGAGCCATTAATGGGTGAGATGCTGTATCCAAATGATTACTTAATTTCAAAAGGAATAAATAAGGGGGATATGGTATGTTTTTCTCCCGATAGCGAATATGAGTTTACTGTTGACGATGTTATGATGTATAGAATAATAGATAGTCAAATAACAATTAAATTAAATTAATGGATACAAAAGAAATAAAATTAAGAATAATTGCAGCAGGTCATAAAGCGGTTGAGCAACTAATAAAAGTTGCAGAAGAAAACATTATTAAAGTAGATTCTGAAGATGAATTGGCAGCAGATAGATTAAAAAATGCTGCTATGACAAAAAAGTTAGCGATATTTGATGCTTTCGAGATATTAAATAGAATAGAGTCAGAGAGAGAGGGAATTGAGTCCTTAGAGAAAGGAATAAGTAAAACGGATACTAAACAAGGATTTGCTGAAAGAAGGTCAAAATAATATATGTTGTGTACAAAAGGATTTTGTACCCGCAACGACAATGTCCCACAAAAATAGGGCAAGGTCTTGGTTATATGGGTATAATGAGAAGCATGACATTATTGTTATTTCAAAAAATGGTCAAATAGGTGAAATAGTAAATATATCAGGAATAAACATTGGGCTGCCACCTGTACCTGATAAGGTATATAAAAGAAGCGAAGTTAAAGCTGAACAATATTGGCAAAGAGAAGAATTGCCAAGAGAGTTATTAAAGATACCATCAATTTTTACTTGGAATGAAATGCCTTCTCAATTTAAAGATAGGTGGGTAGATTATATTGAGAATGAATTTGATTGTAGAGAATCAGGATTTTGGTTCTATAATAATGGAGTCCCTACATATATAACAGGGTCCCATTATATGTATTTACAATGGGCAAGTATTGATGTTGGATATCCTGATTTTAGAGAAGCAAATAGAATCTATTGGCTTTTTTGGGAGGCTTGTCGTGCTGATACTCGTTCTTTTGGAATGATATATCTAAAAATAAGAAGGTCAGGATTTTCTTTTATGTCATCTTCGGAATGTATTAATGTCGCAACTCTTGCAAGAGATGCTAGGGTTGGTATCTTATCAAAGACAGGAGCTGATGCTAAAAAGATGTTTACAGATAAGGTAGTTCCAATTAATAGTAGACTTCCATTTTTCTTTAAGCCAATTATGGACGGAATGGATAAGCCAAAGACTGAATTGGCATTTAGAATACCGGCATCAAAGATTACAAAGAAAAACATGTATAATGCTGAGATAAATGACCTTGATGGATTAGATACAACTATAGATTGGAAAAATACAGAAGACAACTCTTATGATGGAGAAAAACTATTATTTCTAGCACATGATGAAAGTGGTAAATGGACCAAGCCAAATAATATAAAAGAAAATTGGAGAGTTACCAAAACTTGTCTAAGATTAGGTTCTAAAATTATTGGTAAGTGTATGATGGGTTCAACATCAAATGCTCTATCAAAAGGAGGGAGTAATTTCAAGGATATATATGAAGACTCAAATGTTTCTCATAGAAATGCAAATGGTCAAACAAAAAGCGGACTATATGCTTTATTTATACCTATGGAGTGGAACATGGAAGGATTCATAGACCTATACGGTTCACCTGTATTTAATGCTCCTGAAACTCCAATTATGGGAGTAGATAAATTGCTAATAAAAAATGGAGCTATTGATTATTGGGAAGCTGAGGTAGATTCTTTGAAAAGTGATGCTGATGCCTTAAATGAATTTTATCGTCAATTCCCAAGAACAGAGTCTCATGCTTTTAGAGATGAAAGTAAACAAGCTATTTTTAATCTTACAAAGATATATCAACAGATAGATTACAACGACTCAACAATAAAAGGACATCATACTACTCGTGGAAGTTTCCATTGGTTAGATGGTATTCAGGATACTAAAGTTGTTTGG